GGTGAGCAGTATGAAATCATCGATCGCCGCTGACCGCATCCTGCAGGCTCTGCTGGAGATTGTGGGAGACAAGTTTGGAGCAGAAGTGGAGGCACGCATCATGGGTGATCGTGAACAGATGGTTTACACGGTCAGGTACATAACAAAAGGGGGATTGGAAAATGAAAGTTCTTGTGGCGTGCGAGGAATCGCAGAGAACTTGCACGGCGTTTCGCGAGAAGGGGCATGAGGCATATTCATGCGATGTGCAGGAATGCTCTGGTGGGCACCCTGAGTGGCACATCATGGGTGATGCCCTCAAAATTTTGAGGGGGGGGTGCGACGTGGTGACGATGGACGGCATCACACACCGCATTGAAGGGCGGTGGGATCTGATCATAGCGCACCCGCCATGCACATATCTCACCAATGCCAGTGCGGTGCGCATGAGGGTGAAAGGGCAGATCCAACAGGAACGGTATGAAAAGGCAATGGAAGCAAAGGCGTTTTTCATGGCTTTCCTGAATGCCGATTGTGATCACATCTGCGTGGAGAACCCAATACCGCTAAAAATCGTAGGGCTTCCACCTTATTCCCAAATTATTGAACCGTGGCAATTCGGCGAACCGTGGAGCAAAAAAACATGCTTATGGCTGAAGGGCTTGCCTTACCTGATGCCTACAGAAATTGTAGGTGAGGGCGTACAACCGTGGGTGAATGGTGGGTGCAAAGATGCCCACGGGAACTACAGACGGTTCCAAGGCCGCAAAGAACGAGATCCAAAAAACCGGGCAAAAACTTTTTGGGGGATTGCCAGAGCTTTTGCAGAGCAATGGGGGTGAAAAACATGATCCGTTATGAAGATACAGATCCGTGGTATGTGAGGCATGGGGCTTTTCTTGGGGCACTGTTTTGCTTAGCTGTGATGCTTGGCCTTTTCGCCTGGGGGATGAGCATGTGATGAGCTGGTTAGCCTCCATCGACATCCGCTCCGACACTGGCCAGTGGTTCACGGCATCTGCTGTGCGCCAAAGCCGCAAAGAGGCATGGGAATGGCTGCAGAGTCGCCTGATGTGGTGCGATGTGGCCAGGATTCCTCGCAAAGGGGCGAAAGTGTGCCGGCTGCCACCGTACCAGCGACACGATCCGGGACAGTTTTCCTGGTGTCAGGGAGAGGAGTGTGCACGTGACTGGCAGGCATAGATGGTTTTGGGCACGGCCAGCAAAGCATGTGCCTCTGCAGTTTAGTGGATTCTATCCGCCGGTTTATCCGGATGATTGGAACAAAGAAGAAAAAGGGAGAGAGACAAATGATGACAAGGTATATCGCAACAATCGACGATTACAAGACGGAGAAGAAGGCCGTCGTAGGTGACTATGTATCGAAGGAAAGTGCTCTGGGTGCGCTGATGATCCGCATGCAGCTGACTCTGATGGATCACGTCGGTGGTGATGCTTCCATCGAATTCCGTGCCCTGAAGACCTGCGGAAGCACCGACAACGGTGAGGATGTTCTGTACATCCAGGCAAACGGCTACAACAGCGAGACTCGCGAAATGGCTGATATTGCCGGTTATATCTGGCAGTACGGAGACGGAGAGGAGGAATATTGATGGAAAACATGCTGATGAATCAGGAACTGCAGGAAGAGCTGCAGGACACGCCCACTGGATTCTGCGTGGACAACGATGTGAAAGCTGACTGGACTCTCCGCAAGATCGCTGAGATCCAGGCCGAACGTGACCGGATGGTTGACTTCCATGAGCGTCAGATCGAAGTCACAAAGGCACAGGCGGAGATCCGGATCAACTACCTGATGGAGCACCTCCGGCGGTACACGGCATGCGTGCCGATGAAGGAAACCAAGACCCAGAGCAAGTACAGCCTCCCGTCCGGTGATCTGGTACTGAAAAAGCCTGCTGTGGCTTTCCATCGTGACGATGAGAAGCTGCTGAAGTGGCTCAAGGATTCAGACAACGGGGATCTGATCGCTGTCAAGATGTCGCCTGCATGGGCTGAGATCAAGAAGGCCATCACGGTGGTGGATGGCAAGGCCGTCTTCACCGACACCGGGGAGATCGTCGACGGCGTGGAGCCGTACATGACGGAAGCTGAGCTGGTCATCAGATCAAACAAGAAAGGAGATGACAATAAGTGAACATCACCAGAGGGAAAGTACCGGGTGCTGTAAAGGTCGTCATCTACGGTCCTGAGGGCATCGGCAAGAGCACATTCGCAAGCAAGTTTCCCGGAGCCGTGTTCTGTGACACGGAAGGCTCCACGAATCACATGGATGTGGCGCGGTTCGACAAGCCGGAGAAGTGGATGGACATCCATGCTGCACTCGACTGGGCCATTGAGCATCCGGATCAGATCGGCACCTTTGTCCTGGACACTGCTGACTGGGCTGAGAAGCTCGGCACTCGGTACGTGTGTCAGGAAGAGGAAATCGACAAGAAGGGCACTGTGCGTGGATGGGACAGCATCGAGACTCCAGGATACGGGAAAGGATATGTCTATCTCAAGGCGGCATTCCAGAAGATGCTGGACAAGATGCAGACACTGGTCGACAAGGGTGTGAACGTGGTCATCACTGCCCACGCCATCCTTAAGAAGTTTGAGCAGCCTGATGAAATGGGCAGTTATGATCGCTGGGCACTGAAACTCAACGAAAAGAACGTGGCACCGCTTGTCAAAGAATGGGCCGACATGGTTCTCTTTGCCAACTACAAGACGGACGTGGTCAAGTCTCAGGAAGGCAAAATGAAGGCCAAGGGCGGCCAGAAGCGCATCATGTACACACAGCACAGCGCGTGCTGGGATGCAAAGAACCGTTTCGGACTGGACGATGAGATCCCGTTCGACTATGAGCAGATCGCGCACATCATCAAAGATCATCCCGTCGTGGATGCTCAGCCGGTGCACGTTGATCCGGATCCTGATCCGGTGCCGGCGGCCAAACCGAAAAAGTCCAGGAAAGAACAAAAAGCAACTGTCACTGTCGACCGTCCGATCAGCATGAAGAGCGAGGATCCGGAGAAGGACAAGCTGCTCGAAAAGGTCTGGAAGAACATGTGCGATGCCGAAGTGCCTGATCCGCTGGTACTTCAGGCGGTCGTCGCTGAGCGCGGATACTATGACGCAGAAGTCCAGGTCAAGGACTACGAAATTGACTTTATTGAGGGCTGCCTGATTGATGCCTGGGATAAGGTCGTCGACCTGTGCAAGACTCGTTACTTTGATCTCCCGTTCTAAATTATGAAAGTGAGGATATAAAAAAATGAGTGAAGTAAATACCAAGGTTTATGACTTTGACGACATGATCACGACCGACGGTGAAGAGTCCTATGAAAGCGTAGTGCTCCCGGAAGGCAATTATCCTTTTGAAGTCATCAAAACAGAGAAGGCATTCTTTGATGGATCCTCCAAGATGCCGCCGTGCAACATGGTAAAAGTTTTCATCCGCGTGGATGGCGGCGAGTTGGGCAAGGCTCTGGCTGTTGAGAATCTGTATCTGTGCGAAAAGACAGAATGGAAGGCTGCTGCATTCCTCCGCAGTATCGGCATGAAGAAGCACGGCGAACCGATCCAGTGGAAGCGTCTCACGCAGGCGGACGGCGAATCCGGCCGGTGCCAGGTGTATGTCGATGAATACGAAGGGAAGAACGGAATCGTCAAGACCAACAAGATCCGCCGCTTCTTCGATCCGGAAGAACAGACAGCCAAGAAGGCTTTTAAGAAGGGTGACTTTTAATTGACCAGCATTTCAGAAGCACGCGAGATGCTCCAGCACATCCCATGCAGATCTCTCAATTATCAGGAGTGGTTGAATGTCGGCATGGCTCTCCATCAGGAGGGCCTGCCGTGCTCCCTCTGGGATGATTGGAGCAGAGATGACAGCAGATATCATCCAGGCGAATGTGATCGCAAGTGGGAAACCTTCGGAAACGGAGAAACACGAGTCACCATGGGCACCGTGTGGCAGATGGCCAGAGACTACGGCTGGGATCCTGTCAGCAATGTCAAGGTCTATGGATTCGATGACATGATCACGGTGGACGGCGAACCGGTGGACACCAGCGGATGGCATCACGAAGAGACTCAACAGATGCCTCCGCCTCCGGCGACCGTCGGATACAACGCCGCGAAGGACATCACAGACTATCTCTCGCTGGTTTTCGATCCTGAGGAAAAGGTTTCATACGTTGTCAATGCCTATCAGGACGACGATGGAAAATGGAAGCCAGTCGGATCGAATAATTCCAGGACTGCCAAGCAGCTGATCGAGAGCATTAAGAAGCATCCGGATGACATAAGTGACACTTTCGGAACGACAAACCCGGATGCAGGCGTATGGATCTGTTTCAATCCGATGGATGGTGAGGGCAGATCCAATAAGAATGTCGCTGCATACCGATATGCGCTGGTTGAAAGTGATACACAGGACATTGAAACACAGTATGCAATCTTGCAGGATCTGAAGCTGCCTATCAAAGTACTTGTCCACAGCGGTGGAAAATCTCTGCATGCAATTGTGAATATCGGCGCGGTGGACTTCAAGCAGTATCAGGAACGAGTCGATTATCTATACACAATCTGCCGAAAGCACGGACTGATCGTCGACACACAGGACAAGAACCCGTCAAGGCTAAGCCGGTTCCCTGGCTTCCAGCGTGGCCAGAAACTTCAGTACATCGTCGCAAAGGACATCGGCATGAGCGACTATGTGGAGTGGCGGCACTGGATTGAAGATGAAATGGTGGAACCTCTGCCGGTGGTCAACCTGGGAGCCATCTGGAACGATATGCCGCCTCTGAAACCTGAGCTGATCTCCGGTATCCTCAGACAGGGGCACAAAATGCTGCTGGTATCGTCGAGCAAGGCTGGAAAGACTTTCGCGCTGATCGAACTGGCAGTGTGCATTGCCCAGGGATGGCGGTGGATCGGTTTTCAGTGCAAACAGGGCAAGGTGCTCTATCTGAATATGGAGCTGGATGAGGCATCCTTCGACGACCGCATGAAAAGAGTCTATGAGGCAATGGATATGCAGCATCCATGTCCAGAAAACATCGATATTGTACACCTGAGAGGCAAGACAGAAAGCATCGACAAGCTGATCCCTCAGATCCTCCGCACGGCAAACCAGAAACAGTATGCCGCGATCATTCTGGATCCGACTTATAAGCTGGGCATCGGCGACGAAAATGCAGCAGAACAGGTCACAAAGTTCTGCAATGCTATCGACAAACTAGCAAACACTGGTGCCTCAGTCATCTATGCACATCATCACAGCAAGGGTGCACAGGGTGCGA